ACAGAGGAGAACCTAGTGGTATTGCAGCAACCGAAGCTAAATATGTAGCATATATTTTGGTAGACGAAGAACAAAACGATAACGCAGTTATATTTCTAAAGACAGAAATCATTAAGGCAATCTGTCGTCAATACCTTGGCCATCCCAAGCGTGATATAAAAGGTGGGGATGACAATGCGTCTAGTTTAATTCTATTACCTATTGAAGAACTGCTGAACCCTAAGTTTGTATTTGGTGTTGAAAGAGAAGAACCCGATGTACACTACGGAGACACTCAGAATGATAAAAATTCTTGGGTATATATATGTACTGAATGTAGTTTTATGCACAGGGCCGGAGTAAAGAACCTCCACAAGAATTGTCCTAAGTGTATGGAGAAAGACGCTGTAAATAAAATGGTGATACAATGAAATCAAAAAGAAATAAATTAAGTAACAGAGAGAGAGACGACCAACTTAACTACTTGTTTAAATCGGTATACGAATTAAGTCAAGAGTTAAGAATGACTCGTTCATTATTTGAAAACTATATCATATGGAAAAAAGATGTCAAAAAATTCACAAAGCACCTCCAGTACGAAGAAGCGAAAAGAAAATCAGAGGCGAGGAAAGCGGAACAGACAACGGGGAGCGGAGCTCCAGAGACAGACAGTTAATACTGCTAAACATTTTAAACTAGAAGCTTTCAACAGAGATAGAGGTGGAGCCCAACATGAAATGGGTGATGTAGAGATTGAAGGAAATTATTACGGATGTAAAAGAAGAAAGACGATTGCAACTTGGGTCAAACCAGAAAAGCAAGAAGTCGGTGTGGTAATCAGGGAAGATAGGGGTGAGCCTTTTATGGTCGTACCTCTTGAACATTATTGTTTACTACTTTCATTAGTAAAAGATTCTGTTTAGCAAGGGCAAAAATGGTTGGCGCCAAAAACTTAACAAAAATTAAGTTTGCTTTTAAACTTGCTAAAAATTTAATAAAACAAAGGAGCCTATAATGGCATTCGAACATAAAGAAAATACTGCGACAGTATTTAATAACGATAAGAAGACTGCGGACAATCAACCTGATTTTACTGGTAAAGGTAAAGTGGGTGATGAGCTTATGGATTTTGCTATGTGGAAACGCGAATCAAAAGCTGGAAATAGCTACTATTACATGAGTTTTAAGAAACCAGACGAGAAATTTAAGAATAGTGGGTCAAACAAGCCAGCATTCTAAAATATCTTACGAATAGGAGAATAGCGGGGGTGTATCTCTCGCTTCTCCTGTTAGCCATACATTGTATCAAAAAGTTTATTATATCGCCGTATCGAGGCAATTAGAGGCACTTTTTGGAGCCAAGTCGTACCTTAAATTATAAAATGAAGTCTATGTTTAAAATCTGCCCTAAAATAGAAAAACAGTGTGCATTCTGCGGAGAATCCAATTGGAATCCTATGACCGATAGCAAATCTGACAATATATATTTATTTTGTGGAGCGACATCAGGTTATGAAACTAGGGTTGAACCTTTGCCAGAGTGTTGGTTAAAAATGACACCGGCTATGCGAACAAAATATAGGAAGCAAAAGAAAGCAGAGTACGAAGCGTTGAACCCAAAGACATTAAATTATGAAACAGTTAGAAATAAAAAATATAATAAAAGCTATTAAGGACTCATCTCTTTCTTATATATAGTCATTAATCTTTTGTTAATAGCATCAACATCAATATCATCATAGGTCAATGGCCTTTCTGGAAAAGAATTGTTCCATTCCCTTACCAACCGATTAGCCATTCTATCATTACCTTCTATTAGATAATCTAATATCCTAGGTCTAATTTTTGTTAATCTATATTTAACGTAATTTTTTCTTTGGCCTTCTGTTTCAAGTCTGCTTAATAATCTACGACCAACACTACCAAAGACAGGCGCTACATTTCTTGCCGCTCTCTGTCCCGTAACCCACGTTGGGCCAAATGTTCCTGTATCAGCAACAAGTCGTTGAAGTGCTGAGTACGCTTTGCTTGCATCTTGAATCAGTACAGGCTTTGCCGCAAACTCTAAAGCTCTCCATTTACTCTCGGATGCTATAATATCAGAAACAATACCAAAACCTCCAACAGCTGCCATTGAATCAATAAAGTCATTTAACCCGTATTCCTCACCTTCAATAGAATGCTTATAACTTTCATCATAAATATCTTTACCAGCAAATAAATCACTCAAGCCATTTCTGGCCCATTGAACAAAAGTTCCACCAGCCATACCGGCTGCACCAAGTCTTAATAAAAACACTGGGTTCTTATTATCGTACACTTCTTTTTTCATTTCCCCATATAACCATTCTGCCTGCCTGTATCCAAAACGCTTAAATAAAACAAAGGGTTGAAACCTTGGGTCATTAAAGAAAGCAGGTTCTCTAAATACATTCTTTTGTAGTTGGGTATCCCTTGAGAACTCAAGCATAGCCCTAGACATATTCTTTTGTGTAAGTTTTTTATTAATATTCTCGACACCCATACCTTTTAAATTAGATATCGCCCACTCTTTTCGTGCTTTTATATTCGTAGTCTTTGCTATTCTTTGCCATCTCAAAGCAGCTTCGTAACCAGTATAAGCAGCAACAAACTTGTTTATTTTATTAATTCCTTGGAAGCCAGAATACTTTGTTATCTTGTCAGCAACACGTGCAGTAAGACTAGCATTTGCAGGATTAAAACCAGCTATAATGGCGTGAAGCTCAAGAGAACCAGCACCAGAGTATTCTTTAATAGCTTCTCGATATTTTTTATCAGTAGCCATTTTATAAGTTCCTTTAAAGAAAGGAGAATACCCTGCTTTTAAAATACTAGAAATAAGAGACTGTGTTAAGTTTGGAACAGTAGCAAAACCTAAACCTATTTTGGTAGCTACTTGGAAATTAACTAAATCATTTAAAACACTTTTAGATTTAGGGCTCCAGTTGTAACGCCTATCAACTTCAATTGTTCCCGTAAAAGAATTAATAGCCTTAGATAAAAGTTCTGCTTCATTCTTGCCACCCATATCACGAATAGCTTTTATCTTGTTAAAAAGTTTTGCACCATCAGCGCCAGCTGTTTCAGCAAACGCAACAGACTTTCCGACTTCTCCTATGTAGTTTGTAAGCAAAGTTCCTGCATCTCTTTCATAAAACATATTGTCTAGCTTGTCGCTAGTTCTAGCTTTTGTTAAAGATTTACTTGTTGGGGCAATTTCGCTAAATAACTCTCCTCTAATTCTTTCAAAAGACTCTGACAAAGAAACATCATTAACTCTTCTTTTGGTAGACTGAGCAATTTTTTCTCTCATTCGCTCTATTTGCTGAATTGTTTCAGGTCTTAATACTTTTGTGTTTAAAGCTTGCTTTAAAGTGGCTTCAAAGTTTTCTCTGTTTTTAAGCTCAAGGCTCATGGTTCTTGGGTCAATCTTTAAATACTTTTCAAAGTCTTCTCTTAAAATTCTTTTTAGTTTTGCATTGTATTTTCTAGGTAAATAATTATCTACTACTGGAGCTAACTCTATCCCCGATTTTTCTGCTACTTTCCAAGCCGTTTCTAAAACTTTTCTATATTCAAGCGTTCTTTGAACCGAATCAGGATTCTTTGACTCAAGGTCGTTTGAAAGCTCTTCTCTGTCTTTTTTAGATTTAATTTTTTTAAGTCCCTTTATTACTCTGCCGTCTTTTGTAGTATAGGTTGCTTGATTTAAAGCATACCAAAGTTGTTGAGTTAACCCGTCTTGTCTAGCAGACATTGTAAAATAATCAGCTTTTACTTCATTAGATAATGGTTGGAATCTGGGGTCATTAACTCGACGGTCAAGAGGTTTGAGGGCTGTTAAAGAATCGTAGACAGCAGGGGGCAACCATTTCTTAAAAAAAGATTCTCCTGACGCTTCGTAAATAGGAATACCCTCTTTTTTATAACCATCAATTTCTTTTTGAATTGCTTTTTTTGTTTCTAGCTGTCTTAATAATTTTTCTCTAGCTTCATAGTTATTAGAAAGCTCATCGTAGTTAGTGCTTTTTTTACCTTTTTTTGTTTTACTTGGTTTTTCCGCAAAAGTTTCACCTGCTACACTATTAATCATACGCCTATATTCAGCGTCACTTATTTTCAATTCCCCTTTAAGAGCAAAAGATTTATTTTGAATAAGCTTGTCTACGTCTTGACCTTTTTTAGTTGTCTTTAATCTATAGCCACCATCTTGTGTTGATTTAAAAAAATCTTTCTTAGGTACAGCAAAAGACTTTCCATCTGTTCCGTCTTTGTTAACTTCTCTAACTTTTAATATAGTTTCTTTTCTTTCGGTGTTAACCCAGTCAGTTAGTATCTTAACATTCTTAGTTCCGTCTGTGTATATTTCTTGTTGTCGTATTGCCGCTTGCTCTCTGCTCTGCTTGGCCTCTGCATTCTCTCTGTAAATTGCTTCAAGTTCTTTACCCTCTAAAGCTCTACCTTTAGGTTTAAAAACTTTATTGCTAACTGCTTTGCGTAATGTAAGTCCGCCAATGACACCAGCGGCGTGTATGTAAGAATCAAGGCTAGGCAATTCACCTTCTAATAATGGAGAAGCTGTACCAAACAAAGCTGTCTCTGCACCTTTTTCAACAAGGGTAGCTTTTCGTGAACTTAATCCTCTTTGTAAAGCAGCGCTTTTAGATACTACACCTAACGCACCTGTTCCCGCACCTAGGCCAGCCCCTATAGCTGCATCCTTTAATGTTGTTGTAAAGCTAATATCTTCATCAGTTACCTGTTGTCCTAGTGCTGATTGCAAACCAGAATAAAAACCTAATCCAGTTGCTCCAGTAACCGCCTTTGCCCTAGCTTGATTTAACACTTTAGTAGACGCCTTAGCAACTTGCGCCTCTGCTACTTCTTTTTTTAATCCAGATTTAACCAGCTGAGAAACAGCTTTTTGAGAAGAAGCTTTTAAAGCCAAGCCTCCTACCCCTCCCCCTAAAACCATAGCACCAAAGTCTGTAGGTGTTAAGAAGCTAACAACAGTTGCTCCAATATCTTCTATCATACTTGGGTTGTAGTTTTGGTCTAATTTAAATACAGGGTCACCTTTGACTACTTGTTGCGCTAACCCCTCTATGCTTTGATTATAGCCTTGCTTTACCCAGTTAGGAAGCCAACCTCCCGGAATAAAACCATATAAAGACTCTTCTTTGTTAGATTGACCAGAGCCAAGCGATTGTAAAAAATCTATCTCTTCTTTTGTTATATTATATTGAGGCATTTAAAAACGTTAACAAAAACACTAAAGTGCAGAAAGTTTAGTAGCCGTAGGAGAAGTATAAAAAGGCTTTGTCTCTTTTCTTGCTTGTTTTAAACGACTTCTTTGTTTCTTAATTTCATCTTTTGTTGCTTTAATAGCTGCATTAATTTGTTCTAATTCTTTAGCTTGAACTTCCGTTAAGTTTCTTAGCTTACCTGTCCTGTCTAATATGTTTTTTCTGTTTTCTAACGTAGATAAAGAACTTTGTAGTGTTCCAATGTTAATATCAGATGAAACTTCTACTTGGGTTGCTATTTGCTTGACACTTTCTTCTGCTTGTGGGCCTAAGTCTAATGAATCTTCTGGTTTAAACAATATATCAGAGACCAATCGTTCAGCTTGCTCGTCTATTGACAAGTCCTGAGTATCTACTTGAGCGGTGGTACCACCTGCACCAACTACACCTGTTTCTCCAAATTTTTCTTTTTGAAATCTACCTAGCATTAAATTCATTTGTTCAAAAATTCCTTGAACATCAGCATTAGGCATTTTAAGCATATTTTCATATGTTTCGTATTGAAGTTTATAGTATGGATTTGTCAACATATCTCGATAGGGGTTTTTAATTTCTTTAAAAGCACTGTCTCGTCTAGTCACTACCTGTCCGTAAGCAGCGGAGGTAGGGTCTAAACCTTCAAGAGCCTTGTTGCCTTCTGACACTATCTCTTGAGGAGAGCTTACTGCATAGAAACTTTTTAATGAAGTTTTCTGGTCTTCTTCTTTATCGCCCTGAACGCGCATTTGGTCAGCCATATCATACATTCCGTATTTACTATATATAGCTTGTCTTTGATAAGGCTCTGTAACAGAGCGTAATAAAGTATTCATTTCTGATTTTTTATCTTGCTCGGCTTTATATGCTTGCGCTTCAATTCTATTTTGTTGATTAATTCTTGCTTGCTGCCTTCTAAACTCTCTATCTTTTTCTTGTCCTTCTGCAATTAAATCTAACCTTCTGTTTTCCGCTTTTATTCGAGCATCATCTCTTTTAGAAGCGCGCCATTGTTGCAACATCTGAGGTGTTTCTAAAACTTTTTGATTTAAAAATTCAAGAAGTATGTCTCCACGTTTATATCTTTCAGCCATTATCTCTTACCTTTAGTTTTAATTAGTGTATAACAATATCGGTTCATTATTATAAACTCTTGCTCTTTGTTTACTTGTTGGATATACTTTTTCTTCATAAAATAAGTTAGGATAAACTTTTTTTAATTTTTCTTTTTTGTTTAAAAGTACACCATTTTTAATTATTTTATCTCCATACATAAGCTTGCCTACTAGCGTTTTATTTACTTCACCAGTACAATAATTAAGAGGCTTTCTATTCCAGTGTTGAATATCTACAAACATATTGTACTTATCTAAACCAATCTTAATACCTTCTTTCATTAACTGTACTAACTCAGCATAATTAGGTTGTCCATTTAACACTATATCTACATCCATTGTACTCCATCCTTCAAGAAAGCCACTAGCAAGCCATACTTTATATTTTTCAACGTTAGGTAGCTTAATAAAATCATCAAACCAACTAAAGAACTTACTTAAAGTAGGGGCTTTAGGCGCTTGTGAAAATTTCATATTGCCGTATTGATAGCTCATTAACTTCGAGTACCTCCAGAGCCACCTTGCATATCTTGAAAAATTTGTCTTTCTGCTTCTTCTTGTGTATAGCCTTGGTCAACTAAAGCTTGTATTTCTGCGTCTTGTTGTGTTGTTCCGCCTTCTCCTTGGCCAAAAGTAAATTGACCCTTCTCTTCAATGTCTCTAATACTGCTAAGTAAGTCTGACTGAAATCCTTCAACAACACCTCTGCGTTTACGAGCCTGTTCTCCTAATAATCCACTATATTGCTGACCAAACGCTTGTGAGCCTGCACCAGCACCCGCAAATCCACCACCCATGTTTCTTTGTGCATTGTACATTTGTAATAATGCTTGTCTACCGCCTGATTGAATATCGCCAAACTTTTGTTGATATCCCATACTAAATTGCGGTAAATCTTTTAAATATTTTTCTAATCTTGGGTCATTAGCAATATAATCCATTCCCATTTGTCCTAGTGCTGCCATTGGGTCTATAGCTGTTCCATACCCACCATAAGCTCCCGGAGCAGAGCCACCTGTACCAGTCCCAGTCCCTGTACCCATCCCTGTACCAGTTCCTGTACCAGTTCCCGTTACTGCACTAGTTCCTGTTCCCGGCGTAAAACCCATATCAGTACCAACACCAAGGTCAACTCCAGAGCCATCCCCTAAAACAGAACCGCCTAAAAAATCACCCATATTAAAACCACTAGCAGATAGTTGACTTAAAGCCTCAGTATCAATACCTCCCATTGTTTTTGGAGTTTGTGTAGACATAGGAGACTTAGCTGTACCAGCATAATCAGTAACAGTGCTAGTTTGTTGAGCCGCTTTTCTTGCTTCTTCTGTAGACATATTTGCTAACGCTTCTGCTGACATATTTGTATGAACTGGCCCTCCATGTGGATATTTAGGTATCATTCCACCTTGTTTATTCATAATAAGTCCGGGATATCTACTTCCAGACTGTAACGGGCCTTGCGTTCTAGTGCCATAATTTATTAAACTTTCATAAGAAGTTGGAGAATAATCGTAAGTTGGCATAAAACTAGAAATAGAAGCTTGCGGAGAAACAGTATTCATATCTTGAAAAGCCCAATCAGGTATGTCACTTGACAGCACATTAGAAGACATGGCATTTCTTCTCCTAAAATCTTGTCTAATATTATCAGAGCTTGGGAATTGAAAAGGTTCGTCAACGTCTAGTATTTCTTCTGGTGTTCCAGCATCTGGCAGTGAACCTGCATCGCCAAACTTAGCATCTAAATAATTTAAACCTCCACGTGTAATAAAATCATCCCAACCAGTATCTAGCCCTTGAATAAAAGCTCGTTCTTTTCTACTCTTACTAAAATCATCTGAAGCGCCTTGCAAGTCTTCTTTTGTTTGTAATGCATATTTTCCACCCTCAAATTCGGTTGGTGTATATCCTGAAACTTTTTCACCGAAAAAACGACCTAACCCAGAGCCTAATCCTTTTCCAATAGACTTTCCAACAAACTGACCTACTCCGGGAATAGGAATAAAACTACCTGCAAGTTCTCCAGCTTTACTAAAAAGATTACCTAAAAGATTTGCTTTTCCCATCTTTTCTGCATCTCTATCTTTTTTTCTTTGTAAATCAGCTAGTTCAGCTTGATACTCTCTCCCTCTTCTTGAGCGAGCTATTTGTCCACCTAACTGGTAATTGTTTGACTTGCCTACCATACCGCCACCATATAATTCCATTAAACTATTTGCCATTTTATATTCCTGTAAATTCCATGTACCAAAGTTTGCCGAACTCTTTACGGTACACCCTTAATGTTTGACCACCTGCCAATACGACACGCTCATCTCCATCGCTCATCTCATTAATAGACGGTTGTTGTGTGGACGCAGAAACCTGTGTCCTTTTAGTTTGTTCAAGTCTTCTAAGTCTTACATCTACTTCGCTCATGTGACTCTCTTATTAATTGTTCTGTATTCTATTGAAATATCGTTAATATCAATTCTAGCACCAGCTGTAGGATTAGAAATTTTAATTTGCATACTTTGGCACTCTACTGGAGAAGAAGGATATGCATACAACACATCCCAAGCACTACTTGTATCTAAAAAATTACCTGTAAAATTAGAAAAAGATGTGCTTCCATTTATTGCATAAGAAATAGGTGTTGTTTGCGCTGAACTAGACTGATAAGTAATGCGCAATCCATATACTTTTTTAATTCTTGCAGGGTCTCCAAAATCTATATCTTTAGTTTTTACTATAAATTTACCTGTAGAAACTGTAGAACCTTCTTCAGCACTATCAATACCTCTTTGAGAAGCACTAGAAGAACTAGTTAGGGTGCTCATGCTATTAAAAATAACATCTCCAGAATTATCATCAATCAGATTGCTAAAGAAATAATCATCATCATCTTTAACTGCTTTTGCCCATCCTCTTGCATCAAAATTATATACAAAAAAATCACCTATTCCAGCAGTGGTTAAAGATAAATCATTTTGACCGACATATAAGCTGTTGGTCTCTTCGTGAAAAGCAACCAGTGGGTGACTGTTGTCAGTAGCATTAACTGTCCAATCTTTTTTAGGTATCTTTCCTTTTATTAAATTTTTAATACCTGTGCCATCAAAAAAGAAAGCACCAAATCTATTTGCCCAAAAAATACCATCTTGACTGTAAAAAACACCACCTGTAGAAGCTACTCCTTTGTTTCTTTCTGTTGACTCTAAAAACCAGTTAGCAGGTGAAGGTGAGCCAATATTAATAACATATAAAGTTTTTCTTTTAAACGCAAACAGTCTATCGCCATAAGTAGCTAGAGCAGTGTATTCATCAGAATCACCTTTAACTACATCTATAAAAAAACTACGAGGAAACGTTTCGTATTTATTAGGAGGCGTATACATAATGCGGTCACGCATTCTTTTCATAATGTTTCCAAAAGTAAGTGTACCATTTGTTACACTACCACCAGTAGTAGAAGCAGATAGCTCAAATGTAGTCGCATTAGTTATAGAAGATACAAAAGCTCCGCTTGGAATACCCGTACCGCTAACACTCATACCAATTCGTATACTATCTGTACTATCCATTGTTATAGTAGGGTCATTATTATAATCACAAGTAGCGTCAGTAAATGGGTCTGCATTTTCATCTACCATTTGAACATTGCAAACAAATACACGCCGGTTTGCTATAATGGAATCTTTATAAGATTCACCGAACTCTGATAAACTAATAGAAAACTCGTCAGGATTAAACCCGTTTAAAATAGTATAGGTCTCAAGGTTTTCAGATGTCAATATTAGTGTGTCTACACCAGCCTCTGTAGCATCACTACCTACGGCCCATGCTTTATACTCGTCATCCATTCCAGTCCTACAGCCGTCCTTTAAGTCCATGTCTATCATTAAAGACCAAGGTTCATTTGTACCGTTTGGACGTATATAAACACGCGCACCTGTAATCCTCTCATCGTATGCTGGCGAAGCGTTTACATCTATATCTACATAATCACCAGAAGCTGTCGTAAATGTATTGTTAGCGGTAGGTATGTATAATTTAGATTCTTGATTACCTCTATAAATAAACGAACCTGCTATTTGATATGTTTTTGCACCAAACTGTCCAATAGTATCGCTATCTGTAGCCGGATGTGTAACGTTTAAATGAAATCCCGTGCCTGCACTTGGATACGAAGACCCATGAATTAACAAAGCAGTAGGCGGTGATAAGTCACAATCATTTGCATACCAATTATCATAAACGTCTTTCGCTACACCCGCATCTTCAAAATGAATTTGTTTAATATAACCGTATTGTTTTCTTTTCATCCCCGAATTAAATGCACCATCTGCTATCCTAAGAGTATCGTCAGAAGCAAAAAATATTCCCTTTGCTAAAACAGTAAAGACAGTAGCCCCTGCTTCAGAAGCTTCAGTTGTAAAAGTTGGTGCCCCAAAACTAAGGTCTTTTGAACCAACTATCTTTTTTACCCGAACCACTCTATTATTAGCCGCGACGTCTGTACATCCGGTAATTCTTATTACATCAGCTTCTTTAAATTTTTCTTCAAAATTTTCAGAATCATTCGCGTCAACTATAGTCGTTGATTGAAATTGAAGCTCATTAGCTGCAAAAGAAAAAGATGAAGGTGTCCCCATGTCTACAACAACAGCCTCAGCCGTGCTACTTCCGTTTAATGAGACTTCTCCTGTTATAGAATTAAGGGCAGCTACCCAAGTTTCTCCAATATCTTTTGCCGCAGCAGAACCTTCTCTATCTGTTTCAAAAGGAAAAATTCCACCACCGGGATATACATATATATCTGGAATACTGCTAGTGTCTCCATCATCTCCTCTTACTAAATTAGCTGTCATTAGCCTTCCTGCTTTTTTTAAATTAGCATTATCTGCTTGCGCCAACTCATTCATAGCAATATCTCTTGGGTCTTGAATTAAATTTAATCCACCGCGAAAATCATTTAACTTTAAAAACTGTTTAGGCATTTATCCCTTTATCTCAAAGTGTACCAAGTCGTCAAACTTATTATCTTTGGTATGTGTGTCTTGATTCCAGTCTCCGCCCCAACGAATGTTCATACCCATTTCTTTCGCCACTCCGAGAACAAAGCCACCAAAGTAATGGAACCTATCACGGTCACTCCAATCAATAGGATAAGGAGCCACGTCAACAGCAATAGAGGGATTTTGATTATGTTTACCATTCGGATACTTAACTTTACTCTTGCCGTCAGCAAAGGCTTTATTTTGGCGCTCCTCTCCTCTGTGCCCCTCGATAATGGAACAATCGAAATGCTTAACTACCTCGTAAAACAGTTCTTGTAATTTTTGGTCGCACGTCTTAAGTCTGCTAATGGAGCGCTTTCCAAAGCGAGGCATTATTTAAAACTCTCTAACAAAAGTTTTACTTCTTCCCACACTTCGTCATCTTTTTTAGACTTAGTAGCACCTACTGCATAGTCACCTATCATCATTAACAGGCCAACCATTCCTAGTTTTTTAACCAGTCGTTGTATTATTCTTTTTAACATCATTCTTCCTTGTTATTTATTATTTGAAGCCTTACCAAAATTAGCACCTAAAAAATTAACAACATCTAAAATCATTTGTACAATTCTATCGTCACTTTTGTTAGGTGTCATAGATGCTATTACAGCAAATCCACCAACAATACTTGCAGCTGCTGATAAGATAGCTACATAGTTATTTGAAATTACACTTACAATATCGCTCATTCTAACTCCTTATGTTAAAAAGCCAGCCAATAAAACCAGAAAAGATTACGGCAATTGCAGAACCCACCGCTTTAATTGCTGATGTCTGCTGTTCTAAAACACGTACCCTTCCATTCTGTTCTTTAACCAAGCCTTTGATTTCATCTACAGATTCTTTAATGTGGGCCAACTCACTGTTCTGTTTAGCTCCCATTACTGTTAGTTCTTCTAGTCGAGAATCTACGCCAACTCTCCAATGTTCTACTTCTACTTTGTTCATTTTCCGTTTATCCTACCTTTTAAATATGCCAAATCATCAGTAACATCGTTTAATTCCTTTACAATATCTTCTCTATGTCTTTGTCCAACCTCATCGCTTCTATTCCATCGGTCTAACATCTTTAAAATAATTCCTTCAACATTAATCATTTTAGTTTCAGCTTTGACGATAGACTGCCTAATGATATCTAGGTCTTCATTTTGCAGCTTTTGACTTTTAATTAAGTTCATTATCATCATAACAAACAAAACAACTATTATACCAACAGCTCCGTATTCGGCATACAAACTAAAGACCTTAGAATCAATCATTCTTATTTTTTTGAATCTTCTTTATCTATGGAAGTTTTTAACGCATCTACAAATGCTTGCCTTCCAAAGCGTAATTGAATCAAATTAAATTCACTTGAATTTAGCTTTTTGTCAAGGTCAGCTATGTGATTTATCATTGATTTTTGTTCGTCGTTCATTGATTCAATATCATATTCTTTATCGTCTATCTTAAGTATCGGCTTTTCTTTTTCTGTTTTAGCCATTGTAACTCCTTTGTTTGTTTGTTTTATTTTTGTCTTGAATACCAATCAATAGATTTTTTAACATCATCTGTGGTCAATTCAAGCTTTCCATCAAAATTTGCTTTCCAAGCTTTTACTTTTTTACCATCTTTAAATAAAACTACACTTGGAAAATTTCTTAATCTTAATTTTCTAACAGTTTGACTTACATTCTTTGCAGGTAATATCATCATCTGTGTTCCTAAATAAGCACTATCACCAGTTACGATAAACTTGCCTTGATAAAAATTTTGTTTACTATCTTCTGACCATTCAGCGGTATACCGAACTAACCACATTCCTTTATAAATAGCGCCATAAAAATTTGCATCATTCACGACTTGTTGTGCTGGTTTACTAAATACCAACGATAATAATAGTAGCCACCTCATTGTACTGCAATCCTCAAGTCAATAACTTGTTGTTTTAGTTTTTCAATTTCTTCTTGTAATTCTTCAACCATTTCAAAAATCTCGTCTTGGTTTTCACCTAAGTCTCCAACCTGTTGTTTATATTGTTCGTATGATGGACTCCAATTATAATCGCTAATGCCTTTACTTGGATATTCTTGAGAGAATAAAGATACAGGAACAGGTAATTCTTTAGCTTCTTGTATGTCTGCCTGAAGGGCAAACCACATTCCGATGAGGCTACTAAGGCCCATTCCTCCAGCAATCATTGTTTGAAGACTAAGGGTAAACTTTGACCCTAATATTTTTTCTTCGCTTATTTCTTTACTCACTTTTTTAAACCTATTTTTTGTAATAAACTTTTTTGTTCTTTTACTGTAGCTTCTAATTCTTCAATTTGTTCCTGTTCCATTCCTTCTACCGATGCAGTTAAAACAGTAACTTTACTTTGCAAATCATTCAACGTTGAATCTATACTTGCAAATTTCATTTGTATTTGATAATATGATGCAATTAATAAGCTAATACCTACCATCGCTTTTATTAAAAAAGCTATTGATATATGTATTTGACTATCTGCACTAATACCCTTCTGCATTTAAAGAATCCAATTCCATTTCTATTCTCATTAATAATGAGTCAACTTCAAATATTTGCTGATTAATCTCTTCAAAATCTTTATTGTATCCAGCTATATAAATATTATCATCACAAGACGACACAATCATAAACACATAAGCTATAGCTACCATACCAGTCATCTTAAGTAGTGTATTTAAAAAAGTTTCTATTTTATCTTTTTTCATTAGTTTTTAGTACCCCAACTATCCTGTCTTTCTTGTGCGGTATGATTAAAAGTTTGAGTCTGTGTATTTACTCTACTTTCTCCACTACCATTAGAAGATTGTCTTTGAGGTCTTTGATTATTAAAAGTATCAGGTTGCATTCTGTAATGGTAGTAATGACTTGGAAATGGTCGATAGATATATCTTACCATATACTGGTCATTAGTATAGTAATTAACCCTCTTAGCTGGTTTACCATCTGTAAGTTCGACAACTGCCAAACCTAAACAGAATCCTACAAATGTCCACATAAATGCCTTACCCATATTAAAGAGCTTTTAAATCTTTTTCTAGTTCTTCCCAATTAGATTGTTCATCTTGTTTGCCTGCAACTATAGATTTACAATCTTCTATTTCCCAAGCAACTTGAGTTAAACTATAACTTTTAACTACATCATCTAATTCTTCTCCTGTTGAAGAGTTATAAGATTTTAATGTTAATTGTAGTTCTTCATGAGATTCTTCAGCCACAGCTTTAGTAGTTACATTTCCATCACTATCTTTAACTTCATCAACCTTTGCCGTAGTAATTACTTTTGCTTTTGCAACAGAAGCTTTACCTGCTGATTTTAATGCTTTATAATTTTTCATATTATTCCTATTTATTAATTTGTTATGCGTTTTCTAACGCTTTTACTTTTGCTGATAATTCTTGAACTGCTTTTATTAATGGAACTACAAATTTGTCATACTGTAACATTTGTCTTTGTGATGTGTCACTCTCATCACCTTGCCACCCACTAAATGTAGTTCCTAAGTCATCTGCTATTTTTTTAACTTCTTGAGCTACAAATCCATCTTGCACAGCATTACTTGATTCTGTAGTAATTGCCTCAGATTTCATTCCACTTTTTAATTCATCTGACCATTCTGACGAAGGCTTATCTTTGTATTTTATAGTCCTTAATTTATTAACAAAATCTAAACCCAAGTCTCCATCAACAATATCTTTTTTAATTCTAATATCAGAAGTATTAGCCCAGCTATTTCCCGATGCACTAAAGTTTAGTTCTGTAAAATTAGTACCATTTCCAAGTCTTGCGTGACTATTAGCTGCTGAAGTAATGTCTTTACCAATACAAATAGTATCATTTCTATCCGCAGCTGCAACATCATTATTATATCCAATCAGTGTGTTATTATTACCTGAAGTAATTGAGTCTCCACACTTTGAACCAAACAAAGCATTTTCTGCTCCACTTGTCATAGCTTTTCCTGCTTCAAAGCCTACAACAGTATTATGATTTGAAGAATTACCTTCTAATCCTTTACCAGCATCATGTCCAATAATAACATTGTAATCTCCTGTCCAAGCTGTGCTATCATTACCATGTGCAGCTTGAAATCCTATAACAACATTTTGACCAGCTTGCGATGCGTTTGTAGCAGCTTCATGTCCTATATAAACGTTACCACTACCACCAGTTAAGTCTACACCAGCTTGAGAACCAACAAGAGTATTATTAGCACCATCTGTAATATAATATCCAGCTTGGTGTCCAATCATAACGTTATTACTATGACTATTACCAACTCCACTGCCAAATCCAGCTTCATAACCAAGAAATGTATTATTTTGTCCAGTTACATTATAATACCCAGCATAACCACCAACTGCTGTATTGCCACTTACTGTATTATCGCCATGAGTAGCCATAGTTTGCTTATTTAAAGCTGAATGACCAATAGCAACTGAATGATTTCCTACAGTTTCTACTATTAAGGCATCCTTTCCAATAACAGTATTATTAGCGCCTACTGTCATAGCATCACCAGCAGATACTCCCATAATGGTATTGTTACTACCAGTAGTTAGTTGCACACCAGCTTGACTTCCTAATACTGTGTTATTATCACCACTTGTTAAATTAGTTAAATCATTATATCCAATACCAATATTATTAGTAGCATCATTCATTGTAGCATTAGATACATTCTCGCCTATGAATATATTATAATTAGAACCAGCATCTATGTTTGTTCCAGCATTCTTTCCAAATACTGTATTGGATGTTCCACTATCATTATTTGAAAGACTGACTTTTGAGTTAGTGTCAAGAGCAACCATAGTACCTGTACCAATAGCTGTTGTACCAATCTTAAATTTATCAGAATCACCATCATCCACACCCATTGTAAATTTTGATGTACCGCTTAATTGAAATGATAAAAATGCATCTCCGTCAGTTGCAGAGTTATCAATTTGTATTTCTGTACCATTTGCATGGCTACCATCTACAGCCAAAACGGCTTTACCAGTAGACGCATCTGTCATAGATATACAAAATGTAGTACCATTATCTCCATCTTTTACAGATACTAGACTTGCTCCATTACCCCCACCATCAGTATCTACGTGTAGTAGTTGTTCATAACTACTTGCTATTGTTTGTGAACCTAAAGCTGCCATAATATTTTCCTATTCATAATTTTTATCCTGTATGCTCATCCCATTTAACGTTAATTTCATTAAAATCTAATTGAACCTTATTCCAAATAACGTCATATATTGACCTTAAAAAGTTTAGACCTGTTCTTTTCCATCCTAAAGGCATATTAAGCTTTCAAGGCTACTATGTTTGTAGCTGTTGTGTTTGTAGCATTTACAACCGTAGCTCTTACTGGTAATAATTGACCGCTAGCTAAGTTTTTAAATACTATATTAGAACCGCTTGTTGCACAATCTAAACTAACATCTCCACCAACGCCTATAAAAAAAGCTTCATAAGTAGCACCCAATGAATGGTCTGAACCTCCGTGAACAGCTGTAACAGCAAGTGCTGTTCCATATAACATTTTTTCTAAAGCTGCTTGAGACGCTTCGGTTGCAACTTCTATTTCAGCAAGGTCAACAACCATAGCATCTAATACTGCGTTGTCAGTAGAACCAAGGTCAACTACCCCTATAGTATTTGAACCAGCTGGTAAAGAAGCAACTACATCTACTTGCATTTCTGAACCACTAATAGCGTTATCTAATAATTCTACCGCAGTTTCTATTGCTTCAGTATCTACTTTAATTGTATCTAATACTGCATCTATCTCAGTATTCTTTGTAAGTATATTATCTAATACAGCATCAAATGTATCTATCTTTGAATTAGTAGATGTTATTAAAGTTTCGATTCCATCTACGTGACCGATTATTGTAGATTGATTTGCTGCCGTTGCTCCACCGGAAGGTAAAGCAGATGATACAATATCTATTTGTAAGTTGCCAGCTGCGTCAACCAATGGAACGGTACTATCACCACTACCATCTGCTGCTGTGTTAGCATATATAGTAACACTGTCGTTAGCCTTATCTAAAGCAACGTCTATTGCTACGTCGCCACCTTCAGTGGTCAGTGTTACGTTATCTATATCTACATTTAACGCATCCTCACCTGAGTTTAAAACTTTGTTTAATACTTCGTGTGATTGATATTTAATTCCGTTAGCCATAATCTATTCCTAATTTTTATGTAAAGTCTGGCATAGAAATACGTCTATCGCCACCAGTCTTATCTCGTTTTTGCATTCCATGCTTTTTAACTGCTTCGTTCCATTTACCTTCATGTATTGTTGCTAAATTTATACTGACACCAGCTACGCCACCGTCACCTGTAGAACCTGCCTTGTCTTGATATAATCGCGCTTTAACATAGTCTATAATACAAGTATGAAATACATTATCTACGTCAGGTGTATCGGTTATTGCAGACACTGCATTTGGCTCTGCATAATAATGAATTAATACACCATTAGTTACTGCTTCATCTATCGGTTTATATTGACCGTATTTTGAATGTGTTGTGTTAGCATCGTTTCCTTTTAATGTAACAACTGCTAAATGATTTCCTTTGATAAACCAAGATATATAATTCTCTGGGTATTTGTATGTGCTTGCCATTAGTCTATGTCCATAGTTGGTATTTCGTTATCTACTAATCTAGGTATCTTAACATAAGTACCGTCTGCATCCATAAAGTCTACTCTAAATACTTTATTAATTTCTACGCCTGCATTGGTATCGCTTAATGTATACCACTGCTGGTCTGCTACCATATTTGTTTTTGCGTATTCTACTTTTGTAGCATACTTTCCAAGTTCAACAATAGCTTCATTTATAAGGTTCATAATATAAGCTTCGGGTGCATTTGGAAAAGCTTGCCTTACCCTAGATATAATTTTTTTTACAGTTAGGCTATGTACCGCCATTAATCAGAATCCTTTCCTAGCAATCCAATTTGTTGCCATGTTCTAGTTTCATCTTCCCAGTTATTAACTGTCATATCAGGCCAACTGCCGGGTAGTTTCCAAGTTGATGTAGTTGGTAAAGATACCCCAGTAAAAGATGGAGAGGTATTTAAACCTACCCCAGTCCAAGTCGGGGATGTGTTTAAGGTTACTCCAGTCCAACTAGGAGATGTATTTAAAGTTACTAGTGTAAAAGAAGGTGAGGTATTTAATGTTACTAAAGTCTTAGCCATTACCCACCCCTTACAATTTGAATACCTTTATCGTAGTCAGCTTGTAGTTTTGCTTGTTGTTCTTGATACCACTTATATTCAGCCATAAATTGTTGCATTTCACTACTTAAAGAACCTACAATACTAGAAGCTAATTCTATATCTTCCGAGTTCTCTAATAAATGTCTTACCTTTTCATAACCTTGTGAGCTAGATGAAGCGGTTGTAAATGTTCCGTCTTGGTCAGAGTTTCTAGGAATCTCGTCCATCATACTAGCCATTTTATTTTGTAATGTTTTAATAGCTCCATATAAAGGAATTAAATATTCAGCTTCATCTGGGAATCTAGCAACAGAACTATCGCCAAAAGCAACAGCTGGATATGCTAATGCTTGAACGTGAGCATTATTAGAGTTAGAAGGTTCTGGGACTACAGATAATAAATTATTACTTACATAATATACGGGGTCAGTAGCGCTAGCCGCCATCATGTCGTCAGAATCTCTTACTCTTCCACTTAATCTTGCTGGTATTTTACGACATGGCTGGTTTATAGTACCATCATCTCTAGTAACAGCAAACACCTCAGAGCCGGCAACTGTATAATTAACTGAACTACCATTTAACTCGTTAGATGTAGTAAACAATTGTTTTTTAGAGTCTGGTAAAGAAGTAAGAATTTCTTTTGCACCGTCAGTTAAAAACTGCGTTAATTCAGTTTGTGTTGGCGCACTACTCCCATCTATAGATAAGCTAGTTAATCCCTCTACTTGCGCTTCAAACGTTGCCACGTATCTCGCCTCCTTTTGATTCTATGTCCTCACCCATAGTTGTTACCTGAAAATCAATCTGGTCTTTCCTTATAGCTGTAGCAAACCCCGCTTCTCTTATTATGATAGCAGGGCTAAACAAAGGTTTATTGGCTCTCTTGCCACAACTGCGACAGTAGAACCAGCCTTCTGAATTATCTTTTTTGCAATGTTGACAGGACATTAAGCCCCACCAACCACCATCGTAAGTATTCTGTCACCATTTAATTGAGTGTGAGTAATAGATAAAACTTTATTATTTGTTGAATCTAATGTGTCAATAAAGTCTTTTATATCTCTTGCCATTGTTCCAGCAGCACCTGTTTCAATTCCGGGATTACCGGGGTGAATAAATACTTTTACTTTTACATTTGAGTATACAGCCATAATTTCTCCAATTTTTAAATTATTAGGATATTCGGGGGTTGCCTTTTATTGACAGCCCCCACAGAATCCAAATCTGTTTACCCTTATTTATTTGGGTTATGAAGTAGTAACAGCGTCATCAATACTAGATAAACACTCTGCAACCCACTCATCGCCAGCAGCCATTATATTAATATAATCGCCTTTTTGTGCACTTGTTCCAATAACAATATTAGAAACTTGAGTACCTGCGGTTGAGTTGGAAGCATTGCCTCCAGCATCTTTCATTACCAAACTAACGATAGCGCTACCAGCTGCTATTGTAATAGCACCAGTTGGCGTTTCTTCACTAACTACGAATTTCCAATATACTCCATCTTCCAAAGCTGTTGGAAGAGTAATGGAATAAGCTCCGCCAGCGGAATCAAGCATAAATACTTTTCCACTTTCATCGTTTGTTAATGTTCTAGCTACGGTAACATTTTCTACTTTTTTCTTGACTCCAGCGGTTACACCGCTATTCTGTTCTAAGAAAGCACTTCTCATTATTCATACCTCCTATTAATTAGACTCAAAGTTAAATAGAGCATGAGCTTCAGGAAGAGAAACTTCAAGACCTGCTTCAGTTAGAACCATGTCTTTACGTAAATCTTCATCTGCTGACTGTACATTCGTTTGAATGTGTGTGTCTCTATTTACCCCATTGCCAACTAGAGGACGATAAGCTACATTATCAAGGTCAACTAAACACATATATGGCGCTGCATGGCCTCTAAATAGAGGTTCTTTTACGAGCGTCAAATCACCATGGATAGTTTCAACCTTCATTACTTTATGACCATAAGAACCACTCGCTTGCGACATCATTGGATTCGCAGCAGAATAAGCACTTGATAGAAAAGTATTAGAGCTTGCCATCTTGTTAAAGAATGAAATAACAGGAAGTGAACAAAGCGCAAGCTTTGATGAACTACCACCACGAGCCGGGTCAAAAATCACTTCAAGGTCTTTTAAGATAACATCGTAAGTTGTTTCAGCATCTGTACGAGTTGTAAAATAACCTTTGTCTTCAGTATATGATACTTGAGTTGATGCTCCAGTAATCTGAGACTGTGAGTTTTTAATAATGTGACCAACGATACCATCAGTATAGTTGATTCCATTTTGACTTGCGGAGTTTCCAAAAAGCATAGCTCTTTCAATGTCCACTTTATGTTCACGAAGTTTTAGATTCCATATTCTGTCCCACTCACTAGCATAGCCACGGTAAACCGTTGCTCTTGCAGTATTAGTAAGTTCACAGGCTGTCTTAAATATTTGACAATACCCATTACCATTTTCTAATTCACGAGACCAAGAATCAGGAGAACCTGAACCTTCTTCGAATGCACTTCCAATAACTGTACACTTTTGACCATCAACAACGGCAGTTGTACTACCAGTTGCTGCGGAAATTGTACGACCAGTAAAGGTAGTTTCAGTGCTACCAGCGACAGGAGCAGACTCAACACGGACAATAGCTGTCTCGGGTTCATTTGTGCTCGCATTTGTTTCGCCAATTGCAAATACCATACCTTTAATAATCCAATCAGGAGCTGCACCTGCACCGTCATCAACGGTGTAAGTAAGTGTGCTACCTGCGGCTGGAACAGTATGAGATGCATCTAGTGCAAATGTTCTGTCCGCCATTTGGATTTTATTACGGTCTTTTAACCATCGGAACTGCGGGTCGTCCGTTGGAACTTTAGCAACTTTGGATAAGTAAACGAAAAATGGAGACTCATCAGGGGCTAAATCAGCGATTCTATCACTGAAATTATACAGCCGCCTTGATGGTATCACACTATCAATTACTGCACCGGGGTCACCAAACTTTAACGGGCCGGGATTATTATAACTTGGCATTATATATATCCTTCCTCAGTTTATTGTTTAAAGTACGCTATTACGGCTACCAGCATTTACAATACCATCCCACATTTTGTTTTCTTCAGACTTAGGTGAGCTTGGTGCTCCACCTTGAAGAACTCCAGCTGTGCGAGGTTGCTGTTGAGCTGCTTGTACTGCTTGTGCCGTTTCAGGGACGTTACTTTTTTTATTAACGTCTCTATATAGCTTTACCAGATTCGATAAACCAACTTGCTCTTTGGGTTGCGAAACAAACCCCATAAACTCTTGAACATCTTTGTCCGAAAACTTATAAGTGTTACGTAACTCATTCACAGTATTGTTGTATGTTATCTCTTCTGTCATCTGTCGTTTTTGCTCATTCAATGCATTGTTCACTACATTATTCATCATGCCAACCTCTTGGTTAACACGAAACTTAAATGATGGTGATTCTGAATTGTAATAAGCATCCCAAGGGTTAAAGTCCTCAGCGGATAATCCTTGCTGAGGTTCTTGCTGTGCTTGTTGTGGTTGTCCATTTATGTTCTTCTGTAATACGTCAACAAGGTCAGGTCGTGATTCTAATAAATCCCCCAATGGCTCAAGCCTTTTAAGCTTATCATTCTCCGCTTGGGTTCTATCATACATTGACTGGAATTTACGGGCTTCAACTTCCCACTCATTCTCAGGAATTGTTTCCTGTTTTACTTCAACTTCTGGAGCTGAAAAGTCTACTTGCTCATTTTGAGCAGCAGGCTCTGTGTATTGTTCTTCTGCTTCCGTTCTTACTTCACTAACGATATTTGGGCCATTATCAACCAAGCCATCAGCTACGGGTTGGGCCTCTGTCTGTGCATTGTCCATATTGTCTCCTTAAGATGTCCCGAAGGTTTCTGGAGCCGAACTAGCATCTGCTCTAACATTTGCTAATTTCTCCGCTTCGAGCTTCACCTTTGTTTGTAGATTGTTTAACTGAACTCTTCTGTCAGCTTTGGCGTCTGATGCAACATCCGCTAATCGAGATTTAAATTTCTCAACCTCGACACGCTTTCTGTCGCTAACAGACTCCCTTTGGGCAGTCTGGAGGTCTCCCTCCAAATTCTTTATTTGCTCACCCATCGCCTGAACTTGTTGCATGAGTTGATTCTTCTCATCAGTCCGACGAAGGATAGCTTCTTTATCAAATATTTCTGGATTCTTCTTTAACACTTCTACCTTATCTACGATACCCATTTGATAGGCTTCCATATACACACCTAACTCTGCCCACTTATTGGTTGGCAAAGTAGAGCCCGGTTCAATACGTATATCGTGTTGTCCTAAATTATGTCTTTCTTTTTTAATGTCTAAGATAGCGCCTACTTTATCATCATATGTATTTACTGTAACCTCAGTTATATCGTTGTTTGCGCTATTTAAACGGAAAATCTTTTTGTAAGTATAGTGACCTTTAGATAGGTTATATAAGACTTGACCTAAACGATTAACACTAAACTCAATATCTCTTAGTTTTGATTTAGGCCTATCGGTTCCTAGTGCTATCATCCGCTCTGTACCTTTTACAGTATCCGGTGCTTTCTCTGCGAAACCATGCATCATTTCAGGTAAACCAAATGTAAAGTCAATATAAAACTCACATTGTTGGATTAGTTTATAAAATTCACCTGCTAATGGTTGAGGTGCAGGAAAGTGTGGTTCACCTTGAGTGCTGTCTACTTCTATGACTGCATTCGGATTAGCCCAATCTCTTTCTAATTGACCTAAGTCTTCTACACTACCTAGTGGTACTAATAGTTTTAATCCACCAGAAGCCTGAGCGTGGGATAAAGCAAGTGACCATAACTTATTAAGTAATCGTTGCATTGGACGAGCGCGAGATACATCTGACTTAGGATAAGGGGTTTCTGTAAATACATTTGGTATAGGTACTATTGGATAATGGTCTGTGTTTAAAATAGTTTCATATAATACAACTTGGCCAATAGAAGCACATACTTTAACTCGTGTTTGTTTAACCGGTATAATTTGATATTGACTTGCTTCTATCTGCTCTCGATTGTTATCGATAAATTCTTCATACTCCTGCTCACTAAAGATAGCTTCTTCACCTGACTGCATATCAATAACACGGTAAAAACTAACCTTTACTTTATAGAAACGCTCTAAGACTTGATATTTATTTCTTTCAAAGTAATCTAAATCTTTTGCTTCTGCTGGTGTAAATACCTTTTTACCATTATTATTCATTGCATCTGGGTAATCTTCTTCCATATAGGTATCAAGGTCTTGAATGATACCTTCTTCCATCTCACCCGTTTCTGGGTTTTCTTGTTCACCTAATTCTGGGTAGAGGCTGACAACTTGTTCACCCGTGAGGATAGTAGAGAGGATAACACCTTCAGCGTCATCGAACCATCGGTTGCGAGTATTTGGAGAGACATATACCCTGAATGGGTTGACATAAGTGAACTTGACATCGCCCCTACCAAAATCTGATTCGGGGTCTACATATGAATATAGATATCCCATTCCGGTAGTAGCATAATCATGGATAGCTTGTTTTAACTGCCAGTCTCCATTGGAGTTACCCCACACATAACCCATGATAGTTCTCCATACAGAAGCAACCTTAACATCGGAATCTTCTCTAGGGGTCATGGTAAACGCTGGGGCTCTGGAAGTTAATACAGCTTTAAATTTTTCTACAGCTGGCCCAATCCTGTCCATAGGTACATCAGCTTGATTACGAGACTGTAGTTCATCTACTTCATCACTACTAAAGTGATTACCATGATAAAAGTCTACATCATATCTTGCTTCTGTATCCCAATCAGAACGTGCGTTGCGCCAACGACGATAAAGGTCTTGGTTATAATCGGCGCGTTTATCTTTATCTAATGTCACTATATAGGCTCGTTAGCTAAACGTTGAACTAAAACCCTTCCAAGTAAACTTTGTACTTGTGGGTTTAATGTTTCAGGTGCAATTGCTTTACGCTGCAATAGACTTCGTTGTCTTCTGGATAGCGGTGTTTCTATTCCCATTGACTGCATATAAGCAGAAGAAAGTTTCGGAACTGTTAATTTTACTTTTGGATTTTTTGCAAATTCATAGTTATCAGCAGGACGAATTCTTTTATCTTCGCTTATATTGCCCATAAGAGAATCAAGGCTTTGAGGTTTTATTAAACCTTGTGCTATTGCTTCTTCTATTGTTCCTGTACTAGTAGGTGCATCCGTTCCTCTTTGCCCATACTGCATCGCTGCTTCAAACTCGGGGTTAGACATAGGAGCATCAAAGTTTGGAAAACGATTCTCTAAACTCTCTAAGCCAACCATCTTATATTTTACTTTTCCACCTTTTTGCATACTCTTGCGACCAGTTCGAGGCATCTTAGACTTTTTCATTCTTTGTAATAATCGTAAAGAATCTAATTGCGGGTCAATCGTATCACCAGTAAGGGCGTTTAATTTATTTCTTCTGTCGCTCTCCATATAATAATTTAACAAATCATCTAAATTACCCATGGTTGTATCAGGCCCCATTAAGCTATCAGGTGGGCCATACATTTGTGGGTTGCGAATCTCTTGCTGTTTACGAGGCTGCATCTGTCCACCCTGCTGGTATTGTTTAATCATGCCGCCTTGTTCTTTAGATGGAATAAGTTCAGCGGTACGCATATTTTCCATTTGTTGTCTTAAACTAGCAACATCAATCTGAGGGTTAATTCCCGGATTTTTTCTAACACTACCGCTATATCCTACAGGAATAAGACCAAATAAATCTCTACCTGCTTTTGACTGTGCTACATTATACGGGTCAATACTTTTGTATTTATTATCGTCATCAGATACTTGATATCCTATGTCGCTACCTTGTATAAATTGGTCAGCCATAGTATCATCCATACTCTCAGCATTCATTCGATATGAAAAATTTCTTGGGTTTTCAGCCGCAACATTTAACATTCCTGTCATAAACATATCTTTTACCGTCTGGTCGTTTACCTCGGATTGTTCTCTTAAAGCTCTTCCAGATACATTAACTCCTCGTTCTAGTTCTGCTTCTCTTTTCATTAATGCTTCGGGGTTATTAAAAACTTGTTCGCGATAATCACTAGCTCTCTGATACGCTCTTTTACCGCCGACACCCGGAATTATATCTAAAATCTTTTGTAACGCATTAGGGCTATACTTGTATGATTCTGCACGTTCTAGCCCAACATCTCCACCTCCATACTTGTCTCCAAAGTACTCTCTATAAGCATCATTATATTCATCTTTAGAGTAAGAGCGACCTGATTTTATGTAGTCATCTATTTTTACCTTACCACCATCTTGATACTGGGGCATCATGCCACCCATTTCGTAGCCATATTTTTTTTTATCTTTTTGATTATACATTCTGCGACTATGAAGTTGACCACCACCTTCATACTCATCCATCATACCACCACCCATAAACATGGGTGATTTAGGTTGAGCTAGTCCAGTTTCCATAGAAGCGGACGCAATTAAAGCATCCATAGCCGAATTGCCATTCTGCATTTGCTGCATGGCACGACCTTCATTAGTGATTTGTTTTAAAACGGGTAGGTAATCAGGGACAGCTTCTTTGGGTATTATCCATTCGCCGCCCTCTAATTCAACAGGCTGTTCACCGGCAACCATGCCAGCAACTCCGCCTTGTTCATGTGATGGCCCCCTAACTAAGCCGTAGCTGGGGAACCTGCTTTTTTGTTTAGCCATATGGTATGTGGATTAATAGCTTTATTTAAAATGTTTATAAACAGGTGTGTGAAGTTACACTCCACAGCATTTAAATATAAGAAGGACAATGACAATAAACCAAGAAATAAATAATTAATTTCTAGCACCCGTTATCCAGTTGTATTTACGCAGTTTAGGTAAGAGTTTACTTTTACGTTTACTACTAGCAAATCCTTCTTTAGTGGTGGCTTGTGATTTCGGCGCTCTAGCAAAGTAGTCTGCATAGTATAGCGCATCCATAATATCATCGTTTCGAGGTTTGGGGTGTTCAAAGAACTCATCTATTATCTCTGTCATCTCTCTTCTGATATATAATTTCTTAGAATTAACAATAGGGCCTAGTGTGGTTTCTAGCCTATCTTGCTTTTTTATTCTATTGGGTGGCTTAACACCCTTAAAGATACCGGGCATCAGTCTTTTTTCATTAGCACTCATACGGGTTACCATATCTCTAACCATCTCTTGGGCTGCAACGGTCTCAATCGTTACCCGCCTAACAGGACTATACTTCTTTGCCATCTCTATAATCTTAGCTGGGACATCAAAAGTAGGGATACGTTCTCTAAAATACTCTAAAACATACCGATTACTCTTAGAATCTATCGCCATTACCAGTATGACTTGATAGTCAGAGTTCTCTGTAGCTGTAGCTGCAAGGTCAACACCCATGTAAATATTGATAGGAATTACTTCATCACCCTCTACTAAGTAGTTAAAACCGTTCATAAGCTTACGCTCACCATTGTAATGCTGGATTCTATCTATCTTAAACGATGCATTGGTAATATCTCTCGCATCATTCATGTATTCTTGAGCAAACTTATTAACTAAGCCTGCTTCTATAAATTCTTGTTTCTTATGATTTAACTTAGAAAGCGGGAACTGCTCAGGCCATAATGCTTTACCTTCTTCAATCGCCCTGTGAAAGAACACATCCCATGGATAACTTCTATCATCTTTTTGTGCTTTACGGAATCCATCATAGGTCATCTGTAAAAAGCTATCAAAGTGTACAATAGTACCGGCTAACCATATCCAACCCTCATTACCGGGTGATTCTTCTAAAGCAGGATAGATTGTAGATACCACCCACCTTTTAATCTCATTACGTCGCTCAGGAGTCTTTGTATTTAGCTCTGATTCAAAGTCATCCAAGATAATACCCGTATAACGGACATCTACCTCTGCACGCCCCCTAAGCCTTTGAGAAGTACCTTTAGCTATAATTCTATCTCCTTTAGGAATAACAAGGTCTTTTTCTGTCCAACGCTTTCCTACGCTACCCCCATCCATATTACCAAAGTAATACTTGATGGTCTTGTTGGTCTCTAAGTGATATCGAAGATACTTTAAGTGGTCAATCGCCTGACCTTGCTCTTCCGATACCCATGCAATAAAGTTTTGGTCGTCCTCACTAGCAAAGCATAACTTATGTAAAATAGCTGATTTAGATAGAATAGATTTACCAAAGCCCCTAGGAAGTATAATACATATACGTTCCCCGGGTTTAGTTGATATTAGTCTTTTAGAAACGGTGTAGTGACAGGAAGGGGATGCACTCTTATGCATAAAGTCTTTGGGAAGAAAGGCTCTTCCAAAGAATAGTAGGTCTTTATAAGACTTGGCTAATATCTCGTCCCGACGAATCATCTCTTCAGGAGGAGGTATAACGTTAAATGTCTCTATTGGCTTCTTTTTTGGCAAGTTTTCTCGCTCTTCTGCGTTTAGCTCGATACTCAGCAATCTTTTTGGTAGCAAGCATTCTACCTCTTTTTCTTAATTTAGCCCCCTTGTTAGGCACTACCACTTGACCCGATTTGCCCAGTAAGCTGCGGACATCTTACCCTTTGCAATATTCTTTCTGTGTCTTGCCTTAAACGATTTACGTCTCATCTTTTGTTTACGAGACTCACCCGCTTTAGGCTTACCAGCGGTCTTGACCCCCTGTTGGCCAAATCGAATGGTCTTAATCTGTGTTCCTTGTTTAGCAACAACGATATGACTTTTCTTTGGATGACCCGGAGTTCTCTTTGGCTTGTTATATCCCGACACACCTGCTCGGGCTAATCTTGAATCTTTTTTCTTTGGCATTATGCTCTTCTCACTTTACCTGCTATTCGTTTACTATACTTTGCTTTTCCTTTGCCAGCTTTGCTCGCTGCTCGTTTACGTCTATTAGTAGCAGCTTTTTGGGATTTACTAAGACTTTTCCTAACTTTTTTAGGTAGGTAACGTCCTCGTTTTTTTCTTGGTTTCTTTTCATCGCCTTTGGTTGTATACCCCCACTCTTGCTTTGTCCATTTAGACAAACGGTTACTACTTGATTTTGCACCTTTGTAGCCACCACCTGCCTTTTTATAACGAGCGGTAGCTAATTGTGCTTTACGTGCTGACCATTTTCCTTTGGGGCCACCCTTGCTGCCCGCTTTTACACTAGCAACAATTCGTTTCCACATTGCTGGCTTGGTCTTGACAGCTGAAGCCATTACTTGCCCCAGCTCTTCTTAGCCACACTTTTGGCTTGTTTACTTAATTCACCAAAGTGAAACAACCGTTTACTGTTTGGGCCATGTGTTTTACCACTATGTAGTTGCCCATTAGGCATCTTATGCAGACCGCCCTTATGTTCTTTACCACTTTTAAAGTAGTGTTTAACTCCCATTCCCATGGTAACTCCTATTTCTTTTTCTTAACGCGTCCACCTTTACGCATCTTTTTAACAACTCCACCACCCATCATCTTCTTTTTCTTCTTCTTCTTTGGTGGTCTTCCCTTTTTTGAACCGTAAGTTCCTTTTCCGTATGGCATCTTATTTCCTTATTATTTTAATGTTGTAATGTATCTTACCCCACTGAACATATACAGGATATGCCCAATTGGGTCTATTGAGACGCATTCTCTTCTATTAGCCCCGTCTCAAAGGCTTTTAATCTATCCTTAGAGAAACCAGTAAACTCTTGTATCAAGGCTACAGAGTCTGTTTTCTTTTCGGTAGACAATAATCCTGATATCTTCATCAAGGTCTCTAATGCACGTAACTTATCACCATCCCGTACATCTGCTTTATCTACTACTGACTTTGCATTCTCTAATAAATAAGTCTTAGTAATCCCCAAGTCATCCATTAACTCTTCTACTTCTTTGTTAATCAATGTTCGTATCCTCTTTTGTCTTAATAAAATCTTAGAACGAGTCAAAGCATACCGACGGTTCTTGGTCTTATAGACCGTTAAGTAAGCATCCGTTGCATCACGACCCATGGCTACCATCTTAGCAAACAGCTTTTCTCTAGCAGTAATGTACTTGCTGTTCTTACGGCGTGTAAATGTATAAATATCTTTGGGAGGCTCTCCCTCTAGCTTGGCATTC